ACCTACATATAATGTAGCTAATACAAATGTTGATTTCAAGACAGGAAATAAACAATTTGTGACTTTTGGAAGTGGAGATATAACAGATTTAAACTTAAAATTCCCTGCAGTTTCAGGTAATTTTGTAGTATTATTAAAGCAAGATGGTACAGGAAGTAGATTAATTACTAATTATAAGGCATTAGATAGTGCAGGAAATGCAGCAAATGGTAGTTCAACAGTTAAATTTGCAGGAGGTAGTAATCCAACATTAACAACAGATGCTAACCATGTCGATATTATTTCAATTTTTTGGGATGCTGATAATGAAATAGCTTATGGCGTAGCAAGTTTGGATTTTCAGTTTTAATGGCTATAATCTACTCAGGTAATAATGATGGATATGTAAGAGGTTTTAGTACAGTTAATTGGGCAACTGCAAAGGCATTGACTACGGGGAATACTGCTTCCTCAACAAGTAATTCTTATAATTTTGCCATACAGTCGGGTGAAGTATATTTACCTAGGACTGGAGCAACCTTATATGTAAACACAAGAAGTTTTTTTGAGTTTGATACATCTAGTATAAGTGAAACTCCTACTGCTGCAACATTAAATATATATGGATTGAGTGCTTCTAGTGGTGATTTTTTTGTTATTGCATCAAATCAAGGTTCGACATTAGGCACAGGAGATTTTGATGCTATGGTTTTAAGTGGTGCACCTGCTAGTTACGATGGTTCAGGGGCAGGAGATATAGAAAGTTATGTAACTAAATATTCAGATGAGGTTACAAGTTGGAATATATCAGGATATAATTCCATAACTTTAAATGCTGCTGCTTTAAGTCAAATAGCAAGTGTTAGTACATTTAAAATTATGTGCATGGAATCAGTACACGATATGAGGGATATACAGCCTTCAGCTAATAATCGCTCAGGTGCATATTATGCGAACAATACAGGAACAAGTAAAGACCCATATTTAGATGTAACTGAAGCAGTAACAGCAGATAATGCAACATTTTTTGGATGTAATTTCTGATATTTGTATATAAAGGAAAAATGTAATATATTTAAGTGTAAAATTTTAGGTAAAAAGGAGATATAATGGCAAACGGATATAATCCATATCAAGGTGGAAATATTCAAAATATTGTACAAAGTTATGGAGACCAAGGTCTTCAGCGTTCAAAAAATATTCAGAATATTCTACTACAAAAGTCAATGCAAGGCAAACATATTAAAAAAGTTGAAAAAGGGTTAAAAAAAATACGAGATAGGATGAATAGAAAAAGAAGAAGAAGAGGTTTTCTTGGTGGACTTCTTTCTCTTGGTTCAATGTTCATACCTGGGGGTAAATGGTGGTTAAAGCCTTTAATAGGAGCAATAACTAAAGGAGGAGTTACCTTATCAACAGAAGATATGCTTAAGAAAGAAAAAGATAGAATAGATAAAATGAAAAAAGGAACATTAGCTGATGAATTAATATCTTCATATTCAGATATAGCTCAAGATGAAATATCATCATTAGACCCTGTTAAAGCAGCTGTTGAGTCATTTGCTGCTGATGCAATTTTACAAGCTGGAGCTAAATCAATATCGAAAGGAAAAGAAGCAAAAGAATTACCTAAAGTGAGCGATTCATCTATTGGAATTAAGCCCGATGTTGATTTAGCTTATGGAGATTATGGAGAACCAAGTGGCTTAACATCTCCCGAATTTATATCTCCAGAAGTACCAAAACCATCATTAGCAGAAACGTCTGTTAATCCTTATTCAAGAAATATTACGATTGATAAAGCTTCAGCTCCTGATGTTTATCAACCTAAGTTTCAACAAGCTGTAAGTCCGTCAGCTACCAATAGACAATTAGCAGAATCAGGACTTGGAACAAGAGATTTAGTGAGATTATTAGCTTCATATGGAGAAGGTGCTGGCGCAGCATATGGAAAAACCGCATTATCTGATGCAGACTTATTAGCATCATTGATAGCACAGATACAGGGAGGAGAATAAAATGACTTTAGCAGAATTAATACATCAATTAAGTATGGGAACTGGCGAGGGAGTAATAGGTTCTGGTGGCACAGCTGATGCTCCATATGGCGCAGCATATAGTGATTTATTGACTACTTTTCTAGAAGATGGTAGAAGTAAAATAGAAGATTGGTCTGCAAGAGGAAATGCTCCATTTGGCGCTGGAGCAGATTGGGCTGGTGCTGAAGATGAAGGTATGTGGTCAGGAACTGGTGATTATACTCCAGAGACTAGTGGTGCTAAAGCGTTAGCTGCAAGGCTTGCAAATATGTTCGGATATACTGGTGGAGGGCCTCCAGAAGGAACAACTTGGCATGAAATTGGTCTTAGTATGAATCCCGTTACTATACAGCAATTATTGGGTGCTCAATATGGCTCAATGAGACCTGGAATAGATTTAGGAGTTGGTTCATTAACAGGTGAATTAGCAGGTAATTTAGGAAAAGTTAAAAGTGGAGGATTTGCTTCATCTGGATTTGCTGACAAAAAGAGACAAATAGCAAGAGATGTATTCGGTAAAAAAGCTTCAGATATATTAGTATCAGAAGGTAAGAAAAGACAAGATTATATGCAATCTTTAATTGACCAAAGTACTGCAAACCAAGAGATTATGCAATCATGGTTCCCAGCAGGTGGTGGTAGTTAAAGTTAAGAATAAATAAAAGGATTTTTCATGGCACAAGACGCAGGACTAGGCACTATTAGTGGTTTACTAGCAATACTAAACGCTCAAAACAATAGACAGCAAAGAATAGCAATTCAACAAGAAAAAGAAAAAAATGATAAACAAATTAATATTACTAATTCTTTTGATGAATTGATAGATAATATATCTACACCTCAAGATATACAAGGAGCTATACAAGTATCTAATAGTTTAAATCCTATTATTAAAGATAATCCTGAAGCTATTATAAATAAACTTGGTTCAGATTCTAAATTAAATACAACTACTTCTGATTATATGAATTATAAACAACAAATAGATAATGCTTATGATAAATATAATTATGTTAAAAGTTTAGAAACAAAAGATATTGAATCATGGACTTTAAAGGATATTATGAATGAACAAGATTTTGTTGATGATTTTTTAAGTTCAATGTATGAAGACCCTATTGATATGAAAACGCCAGTTAGATTTGCAGGTCACTATATATCTAAAGGAATAAAATCAAAAAACGATTCTCCGTTAAAAGATATTTCAATAATAAATGAAATGAAAGATTATAAAGATATAATTAATACAGCTATATCTGCTTTAACTACAGGAAATATTATTACTGAAGAAGAAGCATTTTATGTCTTAGCTGGGGAGAAACAAAAGCTTCTAGATAGAATGAAAGAAGTTAAAGCAAATACTAAAAATAATGTTAAATCATATAGGTCATCTTTAAATTCTATTAAAAAATATAGAAAACAACTTGATATTGCTATTGCAAAACAAGAATTAAAAGGGTCAAACAAATTTAATGCTGCAAATATTCCAATGGATTTAATATTATCTGAATATGATATAGATAAAGATAGTGAATGGTTTAAAGATAAAGATGGCAATCCTATGGATTTTGATAATTATGCTGAAGAAAAATTAAGCCAATATGAAGATATGACTATTCAAGATGTTTTAGATATGTGGTCATCTGAGGAAGAGAATTTATATTTTTCAATGCAAGAAGAATTAAAGAAATATTATCATTGGACAGGCGATGAGATGGTAATTGAAGGAGCAAAAGAAAGAGCTTTTGAAAGAGCTATACAAGAGTATAAGAATAAATAAAATATGTCTGAAGAATTATATAAAGATTTTGATTATCAGCCAATAATTGATATATCTAGAGAGTTTTATGGAAATCAAATCCCAAAAGGTTTTAATGAAGAGCAGCAAAAAGAGTTTTTATATAATAAAGCAAGGTCTGTTGACTCTACTTTACCTGAATATAAACACGTAAAAACTACATTAGACGATTATCCTTCTGATTCAAGCCAAGTAGATACAAGTTTAAATACTGTTAATAGTATTTTTAATGCTATGGATGATATATCTAATGAACAAGTATCTTATCTTAATTTAGCTAAATCTAAAAATATTAGTCCACAAAAATTATCTGAAGAACTTAAATCTAAACCTTTTAAAGAAATACAAGAATTAAATTTAAATCCTCCTCCTTTTCCTTCTCCAATATTAATGAATACAGCAGATTATGTAGAACAAACTGGTAAAGTTGGCTCTATTTTTGAAAGTCTTGTTGACCCAGATTCTTGGACATATTTAGATAAAGCAAAACATAAAGGACTTAAAGATGCTATAAAAGTTGGTTTAAATCAAAGCATTCCTGCTATGCATTATAATATAAAATCTGGAAAAGATATTTATGATGTTAATATGGAAGAATATAATCCAAATGCAATTCAAATAATAGCAGAAAATATGGCCTCAATGAGCGACCCATTATCTATATTATCCTTTTTTGGCTCTTATGGATTAGGTGGCAAATTCGGTGCTAAAGCATGGAGAGGTTTGAAGACAATGCCATCGACAATTAATAGATGGATTCAAAAATCAACAGGAAGCTATACTGTTAAATCTATACCTAAAAGTAAATCAGGAAATTCTATTAAAAAGAAAGTTTTAGATTATGTAGCGGGAGAAGGCTCTGATAAGCTTGCATTTGGAATATCTGGTTTTGGAGGAGCTTCTGCTGTTGTTGGAGCTATAAATTCGGCTTCACAACAAAGAATGAATAGAGGGAAATATTCTACTAATAATGGAACTATCAATCCATGGGATACTATGAATGATTCTTGGAAGTCATTTAAAGATGGAGCTACAACTGGGTTTTTATTGACAGGTACTGGACAAGCACTTGGAGTTGCAAATATATGGGGTAATGCTTCATGGAAAATGGGTCAAAAAAATCTAAAAACTCTTTCAGCAAGGATATTAGGTAGTACTCCATCTCAATTAGGTATTCAAGGTACTATTTTCACTACTATGCCAATAGCTCTAGATGATGAAGTAAGAAAATCATACTATGATAAAGATGGTAATTTTATGTGGAAAAAATATGCTGTTAATAATCTTGTATCATATCCTGTAATTGGTATGTTTTGGGGAATAAACAAGTTATTCATACCTAAAACTCAATATAAATACAATAATGACCCGAATTGGCATACAAAAAAAGGAGCGAAAATAGAAGGACTGCCAGCTCCAAGAAATATTAATTTTGGAACTGAGATAAGAAGAATACAAAGTAATATAGTATCTGATATTAAGTATGAAAATAATAAATTAATAGATAAAAACTATAGAAGTGCTGAAAGTAATATGCTTCAAGAAAGTATGAACAATATAAAAGGAGAGCTTGGTCTCAAAACTCCTTTTGAATTTTTTGATAAAGATTTAAGTATAGAAACAGAGCTAATTGAGACTGTTGATGGGTTAAAAGAGCTTAGGAATATTGTAGATAATACTGTAAAAATATTAGATAAAGCTGGTATTAAAAATAATAATGGAGAGTATACTGGTGTAGAGATTGATAAATTGACTGAAAATGACATTGCTTACTTAACTTATATAACTCCAACTGGATTAAATGCTTACCAAGGGTATAGATTGAAAAACTTTGAAACAGATGAAGGAAAGCAAGAATATATTAAAAGATATGAAAAGGAAAATAATACAACATTATCTGATATTCAAAGAAAAGCAGTATTAAAAGCTCAAGAAAGTAGAATTAAAAGATATGATATTCTTAAAAGTGATATTAATAAAACTCTTCTTGAAGGTATTAGCCCTCAAGAGCAAATAAAAAAAGACAAATCATCTGAATTAGACTTAAAAAATAAAGATGTAATACTTGTTGATGAAAATGGTAAAGCTTTAAATGGTAATATTATTTCAATTGATAAAGAATCAGCAGAACAAGGAATTGAAAAAGGTGAATTAAAAAGCGTAGTTGATGCTAAAAAAGAAGGAATTGAAACCAAAGAAATTCCATCTGTAAGTTTTGGGAGAGCCAAGGAAGCTAAAGCCGAATTAAAAGAATTATTAAGAGAAGTTATAAAAGAAGAGATGCCTGTTGGACAAAATATACCAAAAACTTCATCGCAAATCAAAGAAATAACAAAAGATATTAAAGGAGATGAATTAACAAATATTGTTAAATCAAAAGCTTCCGTTAGTAATATAAAAAATCCTTATGATATAGCAATGCTTACTAAAAGCTTTTCTTCTAATGAATTAAATAAAAGAATTCCTATCGTTAATAAAATTTTAGGTGCATCTGGCCATAAAAGTATAGCAGATATAACATCGAAAGATGTAAAAAATTATTTAGATAAAGCAAAACAAAGTCCAACTAAAAAAATTAAAGGCATAGACCCTAATACAACATCAAATATTAAGCTTATATTTCAAAATTTAATAGATGAAGGCTATCTTACTAAAAATCCCATGACAGCTAAAATGCAAAAAGCATATACCTCAGAATATAACGAGCTTATGACAGCTGAGAAAGAACCGCTCCCTGAATTAAAAACCTGGTTTAATAAAATTCCTCAGATTAAGAAGGCTATGAAAAATGATAAAAATTTTATAAAAGGTTTTGAAATCATTGGAAGCACTCCCATAAGAGCCGAGGAATTAAATGCTTTAAAGGGAATTCATATAAAAATACATCCTCCAACAGGTAAATATTATATAGATTTAACCAAACCTAGAAGTGCAGGTGGAGCTGCTAAAGCAAGAGGAGTTAAAAGGCCAGTATGGATTTCAAAAGAACGTGCTTTTGAGCTTCAAAGTTTAGCAAAGAAAAATCCTAATAAGTTATTATTCCCAGATTTTACGTACAAATTAACATCAGTATCTAAAAAAGTTGTTGGGGATGTGACTTCAAAAGCATATAAAAAACAAGAAAAAACATTTGCAGAAAGACAAGCAAACCTAACTCCATCTGAATTAGATGTTTATAATGTTATAGCTGGCCACGCAGAGCCTAAAGACCCAACAATATTAAAATATTATAAAGAACAAGAAAATTGGGGGGATTTATTTAAACTTCAAGAGCAAGTACTTAAAAAAGTAGAAGCAGCAAAACAAGAATTTATGAAAGAACCTGGTATTACCGATGTAGTAGCAAAAGGAATTGAAAAAGTAGTTGAAGGATTGAAAAAACCTGGATTATCTATTGAAGATGTTAGTGGAAAATCAAATAAAGATGTTATTAAAACAGTTAAAGATGCAAGCAAGGATGCTGAGGCTCAATTATCTGATGATGTAAAATTAAAATTGGTTAATTCTATTAAAAATGTTTGGAATGAACTTACTAAAGATATGCAAAGCTCTGAAAAAGGGGAACTAATGAGATTTTACGCTCAATCTGCGGGTATTGAAGATTATGCAAATTTTGTATTAAATAAGAAAACCTCTCCCGATGAACTTATTTTATTTTCAGACCAAATTATAGATACAAAAAGAATGAAAGCTGTCAAAAGAAAGCAGATTGCAAGAACACTTAAAAATGTTACTGAGGCAAGAGATATTATGGAGCTTAATAATATATCTGCAAATGCACAAAAAGAGCTAATAAGAGATATGTTTTATACTCAAGATACTCCTTTGGATAAAATAAGTGAACTTAATCTTACGTATGACCAATCAAGAGAATATTTAAGTTATATACATGCTCATCCAAATATCAAAAATATGGATAGATTTGAATATGTTAATAATGCATTAAATACAGAAACAATGGGTAAAATATCAAGACAACTTTTTAATATTAAAAAACCATCTGGCGTTGCAAGAACAGCTCTCCTTACTTTTGGATTTTATGGACAAGTTCCCAATGCATTTAAATTTCTTGCAAAAAAACTTAATGCTCCAGAGCTTAATAAAATTTCAAATGATTTAGTTAATCATCAAGTAACCGAAGCAGTACAGGGAGCAAAGCTTAGACAATTTGAACATAATGTTTATAAAATAATATATAAAAACCATGTTAAAAAAGGTATTAATACTGCTATTAGAATGATAGACCAACCAACAACTCTTCCAAGAAGAAATAAAAGAATGTATATGTATGGGAAAAAGTTCTTCGATAAAAAGGTAAAAAATAATATATGGACTCTTGCTCCAGAAAGGTATCCAAATTTAGTCGAACATGTCAAGAATAATCCATCTGATAAAGTTGCTGCAAAAAGACTTAAAGATGCAAAAAAATTCTATGAAGGTGTCTATAATATTAAAGAGATGTCTAAAAAAGAAAATAAAGGAAAACTTATATTAAGAATAGATACCCTTGAAAGTGAAATAGCAAAAGAATATTATAGATTAATGAGAAAAGATGTAATGGATAATGTTTTACTTTCCATTCAATCAAATATGACAGAAGCTCAATGGAAATCATTTAATAAAAAGTATCCAATAAAATGGATTAGGCAAAATTTCTTTGTGCCTCGTACTATTACCTCTAAATTTGGAGATGAGTATGATTTGACTAATCAGAATATTGAAAGAAGATTAGAAAAAGGAGCAATTAAATATGCTACTGAAATGGCGCAAAAGAAATATAATAAACAAAATGTTACATCAAAGCAAGTGGAAGAGTTTAAGGATAAAGGTATTGTCGAGGCTTATAAAGATATTGTCGCAGAACAAAGCTATGGTGGAAAAAGATATAATCCAAGACATCTTCTTAGAAGAAAAGTATATCTAGGTGAAAGAATTAAAACAAAAAAAGGGAAATGGATAGACGTTTATGAAAATAAATATGATAATTATATCCCAAACTATATAGCATCTCAAGCAAAACTAATAGCTAATATTGAGCATTTTCCTTATCTTGTAAAAATACCTGGAATGAAATTTAACTCCTCATTACCTAAAGTTCTTGCAGAGGTTAGTTTAAAAGGCGGAGTTATTGGTAATTATGTAAATAGCATGATTTCATCAAGAACAGGTCTTCGTATTGATTCTAATTCTGAAACACATCCTATGATAAATGCTTCAGCTGGTCTAATAAGTTCTTTAAATAAATATTTAGTTAGGGCAAATTTAACAACAATAAAATCTCCAATTAAAAACTTTTTATTGGCATTAAATATGAACTCTCTTATGTATGACCTCCCTCAAGTATTATATTATCAGCAAAAAGCAATGGATTTTCAAAGAAGAATGGAAGCCAAGGAAACAGGCATGATGGGGATAAGCTATACAGCTATTACAGAAGGTGATAATAATTATTTGTCAAAAATATTTGAAAAAATGTTTACAACAGGAAGATTTCCAACGTCAGAAGAAATAGGAAGAACTACATCTATATATCTAGCCTTAGCAGAGCTACCGATGATGGTAGATGGCATAAGAAGAGCAGACCCTAAGTGGATAAGAAGAGCGGAAAGCCATTACCTTTTGAGAGATATAAAAGATTCTGATGGTGATAGCGATATAAGCCTTCTTAAAAAATATGGGCTTAGTGATGTCGATGTAGATTGGCAAAATGAAGGCTCAATAGCAAAAAAGGGAGTTAAAGCAAAAAGATTTAAAATGGTTGATGGTTCAGAAATGACAGCTTTTGAAAGAGCAAAGAAACAAAGAAAAATAGATAATCTTCATTCAAAAATCCTTATGCAAGCTCATCAGCAAACACAAGGAACAATTGAACCTATATTCCAACCATGGGCTATGAGTCAGCCACTTATTAAATCAATGGCACTATATTCTCAAACTGCTATAAGCGCATCCCATAAACTTTATAATGGATTTAAAGAAAATTATAAAAATAAAAACTGGCATAGATTTGCTCAGTATTTTGGCACAATAGGTCTTGGTTCAAGCGCATTGCTAGCAATAAACACACTTTTGAAGCATGCTCCTGACCCTGGAGAGCTTGATACAGTTTTTTGGAAAAAATGGGCTAGAAAATTACATAACATGGAGCAGGGTGCTATACATTCATGGATTTGGGGTGTAATAGCTGGGGTAAACCCATTATCGAATCCTTATTTACCTGCGCCTGCTATCCAACAAGGTAAGGAAGTATACGCATTTGTACTAGGATTATTGCAAATTGCTGCAGAAAAATCTAGCGATATAGATACGAATTCCTTTTCAAGATACCTTATGAAAACAAAAACATGGCAACAATCTGGAGTTGATTTAGGGAAGGCAATATCTGGAGCATACAGAGATTGGAGACAAACTTTTTTAAATAGGAATAATAAATATTATAAAATTCAGCAAGAGATTGATTCAAATGAAAGAACATATAAAAAAGAAGTTAAGCCTATTTCCTATAACCCAGTTGCTGAAGCAAGCGTAATGGCTGATGAGTATAGGGCAATGAAGGAAGCTTTTGAAATGTCTGACAATATGAATCTTTTTAATGAAACAGTAATTGGAGCATGGTGGAATAAATATCATGATGCTATTGAAACTGGAAATGAGACTCCAGATGGAGCAGCCCAAAAGGCAACTCAAGCCATAAATCAGAAAATAGTTTCTCTTAATCCTATATTAAATGGTGTTGGTAGAAAAAAAGGAACAAAGTGGTTTTCTGAAAGAATGAGGTATTTCTTATACTTGAAAGAAAAAGCAGTTAAACAAGGTAAAGATAAAAATCCTTTAACAGAGCAAGACAAGGCAAATATTATTAAAGGAAATATAAATGAATCAATTCAGAATAAGGTAAATACCTCTCCTTATGTAATAAGAGCTTTAAAACAAGAAATTGTTTTTGATGCAAGAATCAAGGTATGGGAAAAGCAATGGAGTTATTTTTTAAGAAAGAATTATAAACAAGATGATTATAAAAAATATTGGTCAAAAATACATTCTAGTACATGGGATAAACTAGGAATTTCTCCCAAATAATTCCTTAATTGGTAGCAATACCATTTGACTTTCGTTAAAATCTCCACCCATGACCATTTTTAAATTACCGCTTTTTTGGAGCTTTTTTATCTTATCCTTAAGCTTATCTACCTTTAATATAAATCCGCCCTCTATGACCCCTTTATAAGCCAATAAATGCATCCATATGCTTGATGTTGTTGTAGAAATACCTGATGGTTTACCTTTACAGCGAATTTCAATGGCAATATTTCCTGTATTTTTCCAAATATCTCGCTCTGTTTTTATTTCTATTTTTGTGTTACCTTCAAATAGCTTTTCAGTAAATTCTTCCCCAATCTTACCAAACAACATATCTTCCTTTACATGCAAATCATATTCTTTGCAATATCCCTCTGCTAATGGCATCCAACTATCCCCTTTCTGTATTAAGGCATTCTTGCCTACAAGTTTATATATATCCATCATTTTAATCAATTACTTTAGTTCATCTAATTCATATTGTCCTTTGAACCATCCATCTCTCCACTCTTTTAAGGCTTTTAATTTATAGTTGCTATCAACATTATATTTCTTAGGTTTAAATTTCTTAAGTGGTTTTAATGGGTCTTTTGTAAGCTTTACAAAATTACATTTTTTATAAGTCTTCTGATTATATGTCATTAAAATACTCCTCTTTTGCATACTTAGTTATTAATATCGCATCTGATGTTTTAAGTGTTACTCTTTTTATTTCAGGATATAACTCCTGAGCCTTTTCTTTTAACCATCTTTTTCTTATAACACTTTTTAAAGCCTTTGGGCATCCAATCCATCTTATCCAATCAGATGGTATAACTGTATTCATTTTAACTTCATTTGATGCTGCTATACCAAGCCATTGTCCATAATTTGTACCATATGAAAATGCCGCTCTTACAGCATTAGTAGGTCTTGCCCATACTCTTTCCATTAATAATCTTACATTTTCTGGGGCTGTATTTCCTATCAATACTTGGAATAAAAGAGCCATATCCTCGCTTGATTGAGCACATTTATGAGCTGTTATACCACCTCTTTCATCTATGCATGCAATACCACCTCCAGCACCAGGGTCTATTCCTATATATTTAAAACGGGATTTCTTCATTTATCATCTCCTCTATTGAATTATATAATTTACACTTATCCCCATCATAACCTAAATCACTTCTTCCAGAATCTCCATATCTAACTTTAGATGCAATAAGAGTAATAATATTTTTACCCTTACCAGCTTCTCCTTGAACTTTGTAATCATAATATGAAAAGAATACATTCTCAGCTACTTGTTCGATTGCTCCACTTTCAGCTAAATCCGATAATTGAGGCTCTAAAGCCTTTCCCCTTGTATTACTTCTTTCTATAAATCTATTTAATTGAGATGCAAGAACAACTACACAATCATTTTCTTTTGCTAACCATTTATAATCATTAACAAGTCTTTCTATTTGAAGCCTTCTATCAGCTTTATGTCCATCGCAAGATACAAGTTGAATATAATCATCAAATATTATATCAGGTTTAAATCTTTTCACCTCTGATGATGATGCTGCAAAATCCTTTAAATTGTCAAACATTAAAAATTTATCTTTTGAATATTTATTTCTTATACTTGATATTGTTTGATTTACTAATTTAAGTGATTGGTCGCTAAATATATTCTTTCGTACCATTCCATAGGATAGTTGTTCTGACTCTAAACATATTATCTTTTTCATTAATTCAGAGTTAGGTAATTCTCTACTAAAAAACATTGCTTTATATCCCTGCTCTAAAGCTTTAGATAACATGTTAATCATAACAGTAGTTTTACCATGACCTGGCCTTCCACCTATAATTGTTATCTCACCTCTTGTTAACCCACCTGAATATTTATCTAAATTATCATATCCAGTTTTAATTAGTTTGCTTGTCTGATTTTCAATACTAATAAGAGTGTCTGATATAACATCTTCAATATCTTGAACCTTACTTGGCCTTATATCTAAAAGCTCTCCGTATAATGAATGCGCCTCACTTATTGATTGATATACATCTTTTGTGTTTCCCTTAGCTTTTTCTTTTATCTCCTCAGAATTAACAATAATCTTCCTTAAAAGATATTTTTCATATATTTGATTTGCATAATACTCACACATACCTTTTGCTGGTGAGTTCGATGTGCATTTAGTAATGTAATAGGATGTTAATCCTTTTTTCGTATCTTTATCATTTAGAGCTGAACAAATTGTTAACATATCAATATGTTGATTTGCTCTTTTCATTTCTGTTATTTTATACCACAGTAGTTGCGCTTTATTTTGATAAAACACTCCACTATTTGTTATATACTTACTAACAGAATCATACTCTAAAGGATTATTTATGACACCGCCAAGAATTGTATCCTCAGTTTCGGTATCATATGGTAGATTTAACTCCATAGTGTGTCTCCTTATTAGAACAGAGTATTTTGTGCTGTTCTTCGCTTTATTATTTCAACGTATTTTGGGTTAAGTTCAATTCCAACCCATTCTCTTCCAAGCTCTTGAGCAACATATGCTGTTGTACCACTTCCCATAAATGGGTCAAGAACTGTGTCTCCCTTTTTACTTCCAGCTTTAATACATAGAGCTGGTAATTCTTCTGGAAATACTGCAAAATGAGCCTCTTTACATGATGCTGTATTCATAGACCATACACTTGTACGTCTTACATCTTTTACTCTAATTGCATCAGCATTAAAGTAATATTGTTTATTTTTACTAAACAAGAATATATATTCATGAGCTTTTGAACATCTATTATTTACAGCTTCAGGCATTGGATTTGGTTTATGCCATATAATATCTTGCTTTAAATACCATCCTTGTTTTTGCATTTCCATAGCAAACATCCAAGGAACACCTGCTAAATCTCCATTTTTTAAATATGCATGTTTTGGAGGTGCTGCTCTTTTTTGTCTATACTCACTTCCAGTATCTGCCTGCGTTATGCTATTTTTATCATAATGACCACCCTTTGGGCCAAAAAATGTATCTCCAATATTTACCCAAACAGTTCCATCGTCTCTTAAGACTGTTTTAATTTTATTAAATAATTTGATAAGATTTGAGACAAAAATCTCAGGTGATGACTCTTGACCAAGCTGTTCATCATTATCATAATTCCTTAAACCCCAATATGGAGGACTTGTTACAACTGTTTGAATACTATTTGGAAATACCTCATCTATCTTCTCGTAAGAGTTTCCTAACAGTATCATTCCACTTTCTTTCTTGTTTTTTAAGTTTATTTATTCTTTCTTCAGTATCTTCGATAAGCTTCTCAGTTACAAGAACATTATGAATAGTATATTCTCCAATCATTCCTCTGTATTTCTCAAGGTCTGATTCATACCATTCAATGATTCTTTCTCGGTCTGACTTTGCTCGTTTTCGGCCTGATGATTTTGCCATTCGGTTATCCTTTCCATTTTATGTTCAATCGCATCAAACAGCTCGTCATCTTTTACCTCATTGACCTTATATAGCGTTGTGTTGTCTTGAACTGGCAAAGCTTGTACTGGCTCATTTTTAAAGAAGATACCCCATTGTTTTTCTTTTAATATTTCAGATACAAGTTCTGCTATTTTTGTTTTCATTTGTTCCCATCTCCTATCTGTCGTTTTTTTTTCATGTAAAGAGCTTTCATGTATTACCGCCTGATATTCATTTAAAAATTTAATATCATCACTTGTTAGGTATACTATCGCCAGCTCCGTCTTTAGAAAGCTTTTTAACTTTTTTATCGAGAAACTTTCTAAACTTTTCTTTGTCTTTTCTGAATTCATGATAGCTATCTAATATAAATTCAAGATTTATCTGATGATTTCTTAGACTTTGAACTTCTCTTATCAGATTTGACACTACTCTTGTCATTTCCTTCATCGTTGGTTTTTTTGCTTTCATTTTCATCCTCTTTTCTATCTTCTATTTCAACTCCAACCTCCTCAACTAAATCAACCTTATGTGTTTTACTTGATTTTTCATCTAAACTATCAAGTTTTGCTACCATTCCCCTTACAGTATTTTGAAGCTTCTCAACTTGTTGTTTTAATTTATGAATATCATTTTCCATATCTATTGCTCTACCCATTACTATCTCCTTTTGTTTTAAATTTTCGTATAAATGCAGAGGTATTTCTAAACTATTGACATTACAAAAACCCCTGCACTTATACTACCCGACACACTTTAAAATGGTAAATCACCACCCTTTGTGCTTATCTCCTTTTTCTTTCCACCTTCCCATTTTTTACAGAACTTACAATCCCAATAAAAAACTTCTCTACCTTCCTTATTTGTGAAAGGTCTTCCTTTGTCAACAAAAGCTACAACAGGTTGACCTAACATTAAATCAGAGGTAAGATTTGGAAGAAGCTGAACCTCAACATCTTCACCATCTATTGTTCTTGTTTCAGTTGGACAATCAACACCAATAGTTTCACAGAACTTTAAGTATCCCGTATTACCATTAGCATTTGATTCAAATTTATCATCCTTTGAAGGTTCTAAAAATCTCCAAAGTTTTCCTTTGAATTTACCACCAACATATACATGACCCTTAGTAGCAACAGGCTTACCATCTATACCTTCATACTGAAAATCTTTATCTTTATTTTCAGGAGCTACCTCAACTGTGTATGTATATAGTCTTGCTTTATATTGACCGCCTTTTACATCAAGAACTTTAGAATCTACGTCAGTTATATGACCAAAGTATTCACCTTTACCATATGGAGTAAATTCTCTCTTTTTTGTTTTTGCATAAAAGCTCTGCTCTTTTGTTACCTCATTGAACATATCGTTTACGTCTGCCATTATTTTTCTCCTTTCTCTTTTATCATGTTTTGTACTTTTTCTATAACAGCTTCATAGTTATGTGCATTTAAATCCATACTCTTAGCTTTACTCTTTAAATCATCAACAAACTTTTTACCTAAAGGTTTTGCTAAATCATAAAGATTGTCTTCTTCAGCTGGAGTTAAAGCATCAGGCTCTGGAAGGTCTTCACCAGCAAAGATGTATAAACCTAATCCATGTAACGCTATTGCTTTAGCTAAAGCTCTCTGTAAGCTTGTATTTATTTGAAATGCATTTGGTTTTTCAATCGATTGATTTCGATTATCTAGCACAGGATGAATCTGTGATAGTGATACACCATCAACCTCAACCCATACATCGACAAAGTAACCACACTCTGTTTTAAAGAATGGCGAACCATCCTCTGCTTTCGTTACTCCCCATCTTGCAGTTGGACAAGCTTTTTTAAGCTCGGCTACCGCATTAGCCCAAGATAAGTAATTAAATTGACCTTTTTTCTCAATATACTTACTTACATCAGTCTTGTAGAGTTTCATGAATGTATTTTGTGTTGTTTTACTCATATTCACTCTCCTATCTTGGTGGATTACAATGGTCTTTAAACTGACAATAGTTGCACTGCCATTTTTGAACAGGTGAAACCCCAGTTCTAAAGTCAGGTAATCCTTGTTTATGTTCATCGTTTATATTCCGCCAGAAAAGATATGCTCTTGATACATATGTCAATGGAACTTGTACAGCTCTCATTTGTGAATCATCTTTATTGTAATAATAAAGGTACATACCATTTAACTGACCGAATTGTTTTTGTATAGCATACCCATAAGTACCTAACTGCAACTCATAGTGTATACTTGTATTAATTTTTTTATTTCTACCAAATTTCATTTTCCATGACCAACCACCACAAGTTTTTATGTCATACAAATAAATTTGTTGCTCACCTACGCTCTGTTTTGCAACAATATCATAGAAACCTCTAACATTTAATTCTTCTATTTTAATCTCACCTTCAACTAAAAACTCAGTTTCTTTTTCTTTATTTTTAATTTCTTTTTCTATTAGAGAATCTCTATTAGTATCTATATTAGTATCTATATTATTATCTCTATTACGTGTGCGCGTAAGAGAATTTTGTATGTCTTCATGCACTAAGTTACCCAAATTTAACAGTCTTTTTGTTCTTTGGTCTATTAAATTGGTTGGCTGTACCATTTCTACTGATTCAAAATACAATTTCCTTGAACAAGAGCCTGCTCCAGATGCGTGATACCAATGCTCATTACCCTCGTATCTTTCTTTTCTATTTTTCTCTTGTAATTCATCAAGATATTCTTCGTAAACTCCCTCAATATCTATTGGACTTTGTACTTTAATCACTCAATTACACCTTTTGAGTATTTTTTTATCAGTTCACGCAGCACAGCAGCTGCAGAGCTGTATCCATTTGTTAAACATTTAGCTCTGAACTTCATCCACGTATTTCTATCTATATCTTTTATGATATATGTAGTCTTATCACTCATTAATAACTCCCTTCTATTATCCCTCGATATGTATATATAATATAAACATAAATACATATAAGATGTTAATTATTTTTCATTTTTTTTATTATATTTTTCTTAAATGCGTCATATGTTTCTGTTTCGACCTCTCCATAATGTGTTTCCCATAAATCAAAAACCATTATTTTCAGCGCATTTATTTCAGCTAATATTTCTTCTCTCGTATTTGTCATTTTTTCCCCTTAATTTGTTTTTCGTAGTTTTTCAAGAGTTTTTCCCTATCCCTCAATGTACCCTTAAGCGCATCTATTTCTTCCATTAAAAGCGCAATTTCACGCAAATAAATGCTATTCTTGGTATCATCATCCATATTACTTAGTAATTCACGCACAATATCCATTAAAACTCCTTTCTGTTATTTCATTATTTTTTTTTCTATTATATATGTTAATATTATTATACAGACAATCATCATTATAAGATTAAACATTATTACCTCCTTTCTATTTAGCGTTGTAATATTCTCTTTCTGACATTCCGTGATACTCCCATACTTTTACAGAATTTTCTAATATGGCGCTCATATCAGCAAGGCTAGGCATATCATAATGTGAATAACCAAGTTGTGTACCACCATCATCAAGAAAATCCTGCATTGCATTAAATAATTTACTCATTTTTTCTCCTTTTTCAGTTTCTTTTGTTCACGTTTCCATCTCTTAATTTCAAGATGTTTACGTTTACGTTCCATTTTACGTTCTTTAGCTTTTCTGTTTGGCATCTTCATCTCCTTTATACTCTGATATATGAATAGGATGTGTCATATCATTACAATCTTCACACCAATACTGACCATCATCAACTTCACCTTCATATCTGTAATATGTTTCTCCACTAATGGATATATAACTATTGCTACCAACCCATATTTTTTCACTTAATTTATCAGAGCCACAAACATCGCATACAATAAGGTCATCTTCTCTCAGTTTTCTTATATCAGCTTTCATTTGTTTTGTTAGTTTTAACATATCTCAAAACCTCCACTTTCAATGCAGAACAATGCAAATGCTTCAACATTGTCTACATCAAATGGATAGCTTTTAGCAAACTTATCATCAGAATCTTCCATATATTGAATATAATCTGCTTGATATTTAATCGTTTTACCATCAGCAATATGCTCCATCAATCTGTTTCCAAGTAGTTTTGCATCTTTATCATTTAATCCTGCTCCATTATTGCTATGTCCACTTTCAAATACATCTTCTGATATTATATCATCTGCAATTGTATAACAGTAATTCCACAAAGGTCGCCACCACCAACAATTGTTTCTGAAATAAACACCTGGATTTGATGCTTCCCATTTATCTTTTTCTCTCCAATATTCATCTCTCAGAGCCTCATCTTTGTCAAGTGTTTTCCATTTTTCTTTGAAATCCATACTATCAAATTTCTTCATTACTGGAAAATCATCAAGATTTTTATTATGTTTTGGATTTAATCCATGTACATCCATTCCCATTTTATTTCTCCTTATTTTTGTGTGAATTGTACTCTATTTTCTTTTTTAACACCATAGTTATATACCATCTCAATATTACTTGTATAATCCTCTGGATTTGCTTGTTTTGTCAGCATACTTGAACACTTACCAAGTTGATATATCATTCTATTATGGTCGTATTTACCTGAATCAATTACTCTGCCAAATCCCCATATGAATCTTGCAAATCTGACGTGCTTGATATTGAATGTAGTTTCAATCTCTTTTATATATTCAAGTATTTTACTACCTCTTGAAATAGTTAATGCTTTCCATTTTAAGTCTTTAAATGATTTATTTCCATAGCTTCCTCCATACATCATTATAAGAGCAGTTAGTGGTAATCTTTCTTTTTTGTATATTTTATCAAGAAGCATATAGTCTTTGATACCATCTGTTACTCCAAATTTGAGATAATCTCCCATTGCCCATTTTTTAGATTTTCCATTCAATGAAATCATTGCCTTGTTACTTACATCTGTAAATTCATTATAAATAACTGGAAGATTTAATCTCTTGCAGGCTTCAACTGTATGCTGACCATCAAAAACCTCATACTTACCTTTATGTATTAGTGATTTTCTTGTTGATACAGCTGATATTATTCCATGTTCTTTCATACTCTCCATAATAGACTTTATGCTATTATTATTTATATCTCTTTGATGTGCTGGTGATATAAACATTGAGTATTTTTTTGTTTCTCCTGTTTTTACGTATTTACTTGTTATCATTTTATTCTCCTTTTTGTTATTGTTATTATTATCCTTGATATTCATCAAATAATCTCTGTGCTTCTTCTTTACCGAATCGTTCATCCACTACATTACAGATTATTCCAATCATATTATGTCCAAACTGTGTTCCTACCAGTTCTTCACACTCATTTTCAAGTTCTTTGAGTGTTGCTGTTTGTATGTTTATACTACTTCTCATTATTATTCTCCTTTTCGTTTATGTGTTCATATAATCCTTCACAGATTGCTTGATATATATTTGCCTGTATTTGGTCGTGTGCATTACTATTTGGATTAATTTCAGGTATTTCTGTCATAAGCCAACTTGTATGTGCTGCATAACGACCAATATCATAGTAATATATAGGTACAGCATTATCTGCTATCTCATGTATCATATCATCCAAATCATAATGCCCTTTCTGTATTTCTTCCCACTCGTGTTCAAGTGTATCACAGGCATCAATGATTAATGATTCAATGCTGTAATCTTCTTTTTTACTCATTTATATCTCTCCTATTTTATTATATAGTTCATTTAATAATTCTGGAAATATATCTGTATTATAATCCCATTCATCAAAATCGTCATAATCACCTCTTTTATGGAGTACTGCCTGCCAATACATATGAGAATCTTCTTTTAGATTTAACTCATTAGCAAGTGGATAAAAACAGCTACCACAAGTCCATCCATCATGTTGTATTCCACATCCTGTTTCATTAATTAAAACCTTTTTTAATTTTGTTCTATCCATTATTTATCTCCTTTGTTATCATTGAAAATGGTACATTCCAGCTTCTATCATCAATATTTACAACTGCTCTTGTTCTATTGACTTTTATTACCTCTCCATATTCAATACCTGTTCCATTATTGACTCTTACCTTATCACCTCTTTGCAACTGATTACCTATCTTTCTACCAATGTAATCTCTTTGTTCTTTTATTTCATCTTGTATCATTCTCAAATGATTTATATTAGTAATTTCTCTTATACTATCAGTTATATTTGCTACTAACTCATCATTTCTATTTTGTTCTGACATTTTATTCTCCTTTTACTTTAAGTATTCTTGTTGTTTCTATTTCAATTTTTTCGTGAAGTTTAGTTAAGTATCTGTCTAATAATTTGAATACTTCTGTATCTTCACCCCAAGCATCCCACTCTAAGTTTAGTTGTGTTATAAACTCCATCATTATTTCATTTAATTTATCATTTTGATTCTTTCGTCTGTCAAACATAGTTTTTTCCATTTTATTCTCCTTTTTGTCTGTTTGTTTATCCCAAAACCATTCAAAACTCTCATAATATTCTCTGTTCATTTTTATTCCTTTATATTATTAAAATCCGAACTGTTCTCTCATTTTTATTGATTGTATTTGTTTATCAGTATATTCAACATCTTCCCATATACCTTCGCTATTCTCAGCGTGTGTTATATCTGTTGCATATACACTACCAATTTCATCAAACATTCCTATTTCAGAGCCAAATGTCTTGATTAATCGTGTATTACCTCTTGCATTATCCATCATTATACCACTAACAGACACACCAAGCTGTTTTGTTCTTATGTTTGTGCCTTTTTTTATGTCATTTGTTTTCATTGTATTCTCCCTGTTATGTTATCCAAATACCACATGCCCAAAGCAAGCAGTCTGTACTACTATATCTGCATCATCAGCATCCCATTGTTCATTTAATATTCTTTTCAGTGCTTTCGTATATTTATATTCAGGTTTATCCATCTTCTGTAATGCATCAATGATTGATTTCTTTGTTATTGGGTATCTTTCTCCTGTTTCTATATCATGTATATACATTATAGCATCTTTTTTCTTTGTTTTTGTTAGATATTCGTGTTTCCAGCCACCAACTTTCTTCATATCATCATTATCTTTACAGCTAACATTTTCTGCCCAATATGTTATGCCTCCTTCAAATGCAGAGCATAATATATCTTCAATCATTTTATCTGATATTTCTACTGTTATGGTTATCTTGTTCATTTGCTCTCCTTTTCACTTATTGCTGTAATTATATCATTTACTCTATCTCTGAAATGTGTTATTGTTATGCTACCATTCCATTCCAAATCAGCTAATGCTCTGATATGATTAAATGCATCTTTATAGTCTTCATCTGTTGGTTTATCTCCAAAAATACCTAATCTATCTATACTCATTACACAAACCTCCCTTCAAGATGTTCAATTGGATAATCAGGATAATGCTTGTTTAACTCATCAACAAGTTTATTGTATTCCCATACTTTCAGTTCAGTTAAATCAGATACATCAATCCATTCATCTTGTTCCCACCATTTAAACTGTAAAAAATATCCTTTTCCTAAGTGTTTTACATAAGTTTTTGCTTCAACACATCTATAACTCATTTCTTTATTCAGTTTTATTATTGGATATTTCTCCAATCTATACTTTGCTCTTTCCAGCAATATATCATCAACTTCTTCATCAGTTAATTCATTTAATGCTTTCTGTATTTTTTCTTCCATTTCCTTCTCCTTTCCTTTTCTTTTATATCAGTGTGTAATTTCTCGGACAATTCCATACACATAGTTTATTTACTTGTCGCACTGATAATGACTAACTGAGAGCCTCACATATTCCTTTGCCTATCTGTTGAGTGCTGAAGTATTTCTACCCTTTCTCCCACATCGACAGGACTTACAGGACCAGTTGTTGGCTCTCAATTAATCAAATGCTTTTCTTTTCGTTTCAATTAATAACATTCTTGCAAGTCTGTAATCTTTATTACAGAAATACTTTATTCTATAAAAACCTTCATCATCATACCAAGCAAGTGTTTCAGTACCAACTGAATCAAATCCTTTTTTACACGCAAAGCAAGTCCTTTTCTTTGGTGTTATTGTTAATTGATATGAATCAGTAAACAATTCCTTTTTCTTTACATTATATTCTTTTTCATTAATGTTTAATTTCATATTCAGTACCTCAAATTGACATATAACAAAAAACCCTCATCAAAATTAATTGACAAGGGCTTTGTGTTTTTATGTTGTGTTATTGTTATTTAGTTATGGTATGTTGTTTTACCAATTTCAGTAAAATCTAAACATTCGTAACTACTACCACCTTTAACATATAAAGTTGGTTTGCAAATACTAAAACCATCATAATTTGCTTTTTTACCTTCTTTAGTATTTAATGTTACTTTTTTAGGAAATAATAAGTAGTAACCGCTTACTGATTTTATGTTGTAATTGCCGTCTTTTTGTTTAACTACAACATCGGTTGTTATTTCTTTGTAATATTCCTTGTATTTAGTAACAAGTAGTTTATGAATTTCGTTGTTTACATCTTTCATCAATTGAGCTTTTTCACTAAGTTGTTTATTTTCTTTTACAACTTGCTTTTTCTCAATACCTAACAAGTTTTGTAAATCAACTCTTTTTGTTATGTTTTCAGTAGTATTGTTTGTTGTCTTTTTCATAGCAAAATACCTTTCATTTACTTTTATTTTAACAATTATTTCAAAAAGCCACGCCGAAGCGCACTAAATAATAAGCATATAAATATATATAATGCAATATAAAAATAATACTTGTATATAATAAATAATAGTAATAATATATAGCCAAGACACAAAACAAAATAAAAAAGGGGTTGTTATGGTACTAAAAGCTGATACAAAACAAATACTTATTAATAAATCTAGATATGGTTTAGTTAATAATATGATAATAGAAAGTTATTTAAATAGAATTAATACAAATGATTATGACGTTAACATTATAGAACGTGATAATACATATATTATCAATATAAGTCTTAAAAATAGCATAGGGAGGGCTTAAAAATGAGTACAACATTTAAAGTTATAGTAGATAATAAAAATGTTGAAATTGCGCGTAGAAATAGTATAGGGAACGGAAAAGTCAAAATTACTTGGTTGAATCCATTAGCAAAATTTTTAGATGATAAATGTGATGTATATCCAATTGACAACACGGCGCAAGGTGTAACGTATTTAGAGGATTTGAAATTATTAGATAAATATCACTCGTTTGATAATATACAACAAGCAAGAGATATAAACTCTAAAAACGCACAAGATGAAAAATTAAAAGCGCTAGAACAAGATGTAAAAAGATGTTTTGAAAAGATAAATACATTAAATAATAAAGTAAATAAATATATTAACTTAACATATTAAAGGAGGTTCAAATGCTAAGTCGTAAACATTATAGAGTTATAGCACAAGCAATTAAAGATAATACAAATACAATAGATAATAAAACATCTATAAACAAAGCAAGTTTAATAAATGATTTAAGCTATATATTTGTATGTGATAATAATAACTTTGATAAACGTAGATTTATAGAAGCGTGTAATAATTAGTTAATATTAAATATTGCCGATTGTTTACAATAGCGCCCTACTTGTTAGGGCGTTTTTGTTTGTGTTCCTTCCTTATTAAAACTAGTAAAATCTTTATTTTTTATAAATAATTTCAATTTAAAACCAATTTTCAACCTAATCGAAGGGGTAACCAAGAACTTTGATGGGGGGTGTCGGCATAAAGAAACACCCACACACATTCTGACCCTATTTTTGAAACTATGTAACAACTTTCTTTTTATTATTAATTTTTCTTTCTAATAGGGATATTCTCTAGAGATAGTATCTCTATTATATTCTCTATTATATAGAATAAATATAATCAAATAAATGAATTATGCAAGGTTTTTATTTTTGAAAAATATTTTTTATATTATCTAGTTCAATATTTTTATAAAGGAAAGGAAATTAAATTGGATAAAAAGAATAAAAAATTAAAAAAGATAGAAAAAAAACCAAAGATGGTGGTTACAAAAGAGTTAAAAAAAAATATTATCAAAACTGAGGCACTTGGAGTATTTACACCAATATTAGATGGAAGAAAACGTAGTAAGGTTAAAAAAGTAAAAAAATAATGGATATTAAAGTCATAAAAGGCGTTGAGAATTATTTATATGAGGATGACATTGAATTTCGTGCTTTCAACCCTGATATGAAGATTATTGGCAATTGGAGAGACGGAAATACGGGGGATTGGGTATATACTGATGACATGCATGTGCTTCAAATCATTAAACGTAGTGGCATTAAGCACCCTGGCTATAAAAAACCAAGAAATGTTGTTTTGACTGTATGTGGTTCTTATATTGTTGAGCAGAAGACACATCAAATATTGGGAGAACATGGAGTTGCGGAGAACATATTTACATTTTCAGGGAATTATAATGCCGTATATGAACGCTCAAAGGAAAGAAAGCTAAATAATCGTGAATTTCTTTTCGCTAGATACGTTGCAGCAGGCGAGGATACGGTTAAAGCGTATAAAAAAGCGTATCCAAAGGCAAAAGATGAAGATTATATCAAAAAGAAAACGAATGTTTTATTAAATAAAGAGGAAGTGAGAACAATGGTTAAAGAAGAAATCAAGAAAATACTTGCTGATGAGGGCATTTCACCTGAATGGATTGTTGGGAAGTATAAAGACATTGCAGAACTATCAGATAGAGATACTGATAAACTACGTTCTCTAGAAGCTCTTGCTAAAATGTCTGGATTATTTGATACAGAGAGAAAACAAGAACAATTAACAGTATTTCAAGGTTTTACACCCGAACAAATGGAGGCATTAGGTGGAAAAAGCGAAAATAAACTCATCGCTCACAAGGAAAAAGACGAAGATTAAAGACCCTTGTCCTATATGTGATAAAGATTTATATCATAATGAACATTATTCTAAAAGAGTTGGTTTATTTGATGTAAATACTCCTGACCATGATATTATTGGGTGGCAATGCCCTAAATGTAAATCGGAATTTGATAATAAAGATAATATTGTGTATATTTACGGCGAAGATTTTAATGCAGGAAAGGCGTAAACATGGCTAGATTTGGCTCAAGGTCAAAACAAAGACTTAAAACTTGCGATAAAAGATTACAAGAAATATTTAATGAAGTTATAAAGTATGTAGACTGCTCAGTCTTGGAAGGACATCGAAGTGAAGAAAGGCAAAACAAACTTCTCAAGGAAGGAAAGACTAAAGTTGCTTACCCAAAAGGTAGGCATAATGCTAGCCCTTCTCTCGCTGTTGATGTTGTGCCTTACCCTATTGACTGGAAAGATAGAGAGCGTTTCCACCTTTTTGCTGGGTTCGTCCTTGGGGTGGCTCGTAGGATGGGTTATACTCTTCGGTGGGGAGGAGATTGGAATATGAACTTTGAAGTAGATGATAATCAATTTGATGATTTCCCACATTTCGAGATAAAGGAGAAGAAATGATTTATGGATATATAGAAATTCCCAATGATTATTGGGTAGAAACAAAGAGTTGTTGCTATGGAAGATAGACGAGGATGGCCTCAATGGATAAGTGATTTAATATCAGGAGTATCTTTTTCTGAATATAAAGGTGCTCATCAAGATATTGATAAGCTTATTGAAAGAGCGGATGAAGATGCTTTGCTTGCTAAATTATTCCCAGTTGATGATGGTAGAAATACTGGGGCTGTTTATAGGCATTTAAATCCAAATGATAGTACTGTAACTTTACTTCAAGGTATGGTTGATAGATATTATAGGAGTCCAATAGTACCATTAGAAGATATGATACGAAGAGATGCTTTAGGAAATATCGGAGAGCCTATATCTCAAGATTATGCAGCAAGTTTATTAGCAAGATTAAGAAACGAATAAAGGAATAATATGGCATTTATTGATGAATTAATTAGAGAAGGTGGATTGCCATATGGCATGAAAATCGAAGAAGAACCTAAAGCTCATGATGAGATAGATTCTCTTATTGATAATAATTTGCAAAAAGATTTAATAAATCTTGTTATGGGAACTGTTGGTGGAGGTGGAGGTATAATAACAAAAATTAAAGCAAGAAATGCTAAAGCTATTAGAAATTTAACTTCTGGTGAATTAAAAGGTCAACAAACATTAAAACCTGAAGATGCTAAATGGCTTTCTGACCAATGGCGTAATTGGGAAGGTTTAACTAAAGAGATATCAGGAACTAAGAATCCTGAAATGAAAAAATATCTAGGAAGATTAAGAGAAGAATTAGACCCAAACTATTCTGGGCCTAGCGGAGGTTGGCATCAAGGAAGATTTAATCTAAATTATGACCCCCCAAGTGGAGGAGAAGTAGGAGCATTACTTGGCTCACTTATATCTATGATGGGATTAGTACAAGGTATTTCAGAAGAAGATAGACAAGGGAGAGTATATGGTCAGTTTCAAGGAGAATCTCCCAATATAGGAAGAACATCTAAACAATATTAAAAAGGAGCTATTATGCCACAAGGAAAAGGAACATACGGGTCAAAAGTTGGTAGACCTAAAGGAGATGGTGATAGTCCAGCATCATCAAAAGATAAAACAAAATTAAAGGCACGACCTAAATTAGGGCCAGGTGGTTATGGTGCTGAAGTTAAAAAAAGAGAACAACTTAAAATAGCAAAAAAAGTATTAAAAATCTTGGATGCAAGAAATAGAAGTAAAAAAACTTATTAATGGCAAATTTAAATCTTAATGGAAATGTATCTCAAAATGAAAAGGTTCTTGAAATGGCGTATAAAGACCTTGTTGTATTTGGGAAGTTATTTTCACCGCAAGATTTTTTAGCATCCGCAACACCAGATTTTCATAATACAGTAGGTAAAAAGCTTTTAGATAAAGAAAACCAACAATTGGCTCTTGTATTGCCTCGTGACCACGCAAAGTCAACCTTAGCAGCAACGGCTGTCTTACATCGGTTCTTATTTGCGAATAAAGAAAGCCCAGAATTTATCGCTTGGGTTGGCGAGGCTCAAGACCAAGCAACAGATAACCTTAATTGGATTTCAAATCACATATATGAGAATCCTGCAATTCATTACTATTTCGGTGACCTTCAAGGCGAAAAATGGACTAAAACCGAGATTGTATTGAAGAATAATTGTAGGATGATTGCAAAAGGTACAGCGCAAAGACTTAGAGGTAAAAAGCAATTATCTACAAGATATACTGGAATTATACTAGATGACTTTGAATCAGAGTTAAATACTAAAACTCCTGAAGCTAGATTGCAAATTAAGAACTGGGTAACAGCAGCAGTATATCCAGCTATTGATTTTGATAAAGGTGGATTTTTATGGTGTAATGGAACTATTGTGCATTATGATTCATTTTTAAATGGTCTTGTAAAAAACCATAAAGAAGCAATGAATAATGGTGAGGAGTATTCTTGGGATATAACAACATATAAAGCAATACTTGATGATGGTACTCCATTATGGCCTTCAAGGTGGCCTTTAAAGAAATTAGAAGAAAGAAAGCAGTTTTATATAGATTCTGGCACTCCTTCAAAGTTTTATCAAGAATATATGAATCAAGCTAAATCTCCTGAAGACCAAATATTTAGCGAAGAAGATATAACAGATAATTTATATAAAGGTAGCGTAAAATTCAGCAATGAGGCAAATTCATGGTATTTAAAATTAGATGATGGTAGAACTGAGTATATTAATATTTATATTGGGGTTGACCCTGCATCGACACTTAGCTCGAAAAATGATTATAGTGTTATTATGGTTATTGGGGTTACTTCTGATTATGATTATTATGTTATCGAATATTGGAGGCAGAGGGTATTACCCATGGACTGCGCAGATGAGATATTTAAAATCGCTGAACGATACAGCCCAATCAAAAGAATAAATATTGAAACAATTTCATATCAAGAGATGTTAAGAGATTATATACATAAAAGAAGTAAAAAAGAAGGAAAATTTTTACCAGGAATTGAACAAGGAATCAAAGGATATGGTAATCAAAAGAAAAAAGATAGATTATTTGAAGGATTACAACCTATGTTTAAAGCTGGAGCTGTGCATTTAAAAAAGAATATGCATGAATTTATAGGAGAATTACTTGATTTCCCTAAAGGAACTCATGATGATACTATTGATGCTTTTTGGCTTTCCACTCAATATGCAAAAGGAAATTCAAAAGCTGGAAAAAAGAAAAAGGTAAAAAATGGAAATTCTTGGGAAAATCCAAAAAAACGATATAATTGGTTATCTGGAGCAAGGTATTGATTTATATGATAAAATTATTATATATTACGAGTTATGATAGAGCAAGATAAAAGAGCCCAATATATTAAGGAGTTATGGAGAAGATGGTTTGATGCTCGTAGTGATTGGGATATTCAAGCTAGGGAAGATATTGATTTTTATTTAGGGAATCATTTTACTCCTGAAGAAGTTGATGCTTTAAACGAAAGAAACCAATCAAGTTTACCTTTAGATAGATTATATTCAGCTATAGAGCAATTTAAAGCAATTATAACATCTAAGCCTCCAAAGTTTTCTGCTGTTGGTAGGGAAGATTCTGATAATAAAATGGCTAATGTATGGAAAACTATATTAGAATATGTATGGGATTTATCAGATGGAGATGAAACTTTTAAACAAGTTGTTCATGATTATGCTGTTACAGGTCTTGGATATTTTTATGCATATATAGATAAAGAGGCTGATTATGGAAGAGGGGAAGTTAAATTTACATATATAGACCCTTTTAGGGTTGTAGTTGACCCTAATTCAAGAAATAAATATTTTGATGATTCATCTGGAATGATGTTATCAACTATATTTACTGAAATGCAATTACTTGAATTATATCCAGAATTAGCAGAAGAACAAGAAGATGGAAAAAGACTTATAGATTCGGTTGAAGGATATAATGAGGATGAAACATATCCAAGTAATACTAATTCAAGAACAGTTGGCTCTTTTACTCCCGACAATATTAAAGATTTAGACCATGGAGAAGGAAGTAATAAATATCAATTAATTGAACATTTTTCAAAAGTAAGTGTTCCATACTATAGAATATTTAATGTTCAAACACAAGAAGAAAAAATACTTGATTCTAAAAATATGGAAATAATGATTCAAGATGAAGCTACAGCAAAAGCAATTGAATCTGGGCTAATTGACATTGTAGAAGTAACACAAAAAAGAATTAAATTAACATGCACTCTTGGGCAAATAGTATTATATGAGAAATTGTTAGAAACAGATATATTCCCAATAGTTCCAATACCAAATATATGGACTAATACTCCTTATCCCATGAGTGATGTAAGAAAAAATAAAGATTTTCAAAAATTTTTAAATAAGACTATGTCCTTAATAACCTCGCATGCACAAGCTGCATCTGGGTTAAAACTTTTAATCCCCCAAGGTAGCATAGAAGATGTTGAAGAGTTAGAAAGAGATTGGGCTAATCCTAATGCAACAATTGAATATGACCCATCTTTTGGTGAACCGCATTTCCCTTCACCTCAACCCTTAGCGAGTTCTGTTATGCAATTACCGCAACTTATAGAAAAGTATATCGACCTTAATATGGGTATATTTGAAATGATGCAAGGAAATACTGATGTTGCTCCGAAAACATCTTCTGCTACCATGATGCTTGAGGATTTTGGTCAAAGGAGAAGTAAATCAAAATTAAGAGATATTGAAGGAAGTTTAAAAAGATTAGGAAGAGTTATTTATAATTTAGCTAAATCTCATTATAATTTTCAAAAGACATTTAGAATTGTTCAGCCTAATAATGATTTAACTGAGTATACAATAAATAAAAGATTATATGATGATAAGTCAAAAGAATTAACACAAATTGAAAATGAACTTGTTGTTGGTCAATTTGATATAAGAGTTATAGGTAATTCTACTATGCCTTCAAATAAATGGGGTGAATGGCAAATGTATATGGAAGCATATCAAGCAGGTCTTATTGATAAAGTTGAGGCTCTTAAAAAGACCGAAATATTTGACAAAGAAGGTGTATTACAAAGAACTGATATAATTGCGCAATTACAACAACAATTGCAAGGTGCTCAAGAAACAATTAAGAATTTGGAAGGTGATTTACAAACAGCTCACAGAGAGTCAATCTCAGCTAAAAAACGAACAGAAGTTGAGAAATTCAAAACTGAACTTAAATCACAAGAATCAAAAGCCAAATCTGCTAATAATATAGCAGTTGGTAAATTAGAAAACGCAGTTAAACTCGAAGCAGAGAAGTTACGTTTACGTGGCCAATCTCAAGAAAAGCAAGAGAGATTGCAAAACAAAGGAGAGTAAAATGGATAACGCATTAGAAAATAACAATCTTGAAGAAGGTCAAGTTAATGATAATGTAGGGCAAGATGAAGGAACTCAACAGCAAGAATCTAATAATGATTGGGAATCTCAAGCTAAGTATTTTCAGTCTGAAAAAGATAAACTACATGCTGAAAACGAAAAGTTAAAACAATACGAACAAGTTGGTAAATTGTTGGAATCAAGACCTGATATTGTAAATACCATTAGTGGTATGGTTCAGGGTGGTCAACCAACTCAACCTCAACGTGTTGAATTATCTAAGGATGAGTTTGACCCATGGGAAGCCTATAATGACCCGTCGTCTAAGTCGTATAAATTTCGACAACAAGAGTTGCAAGACACAATTAATCAAGCAGTTTCAAATCAAGTTGGTGATGTAAGGCAAGAAGTTGGTATGTCTAAACTTCAAACTGAACTTGCTAACAAAGGACTAAATGCAGAGCAAATCGCTTCTTTTATGGATTTCGCTAGCAAGAATCCTGCTGAATATGGTATTGATGGTGCTATTAATATGTGGCAATCTGTAACTCAAAATCAGGCCGAAGCCGAAATAAATACAAATAATCCACTTGATGCAATTCGTCAAAATCAAGCTGTTCCTCAACAAGCAGGTATTTTAACTGGTGAACAGCCTGTAAAAAAAGATGATAAAGATTCAATGTGGGAAGGTATTATTAAAGCTGGTAGCCGAACAAATGTATTATAAAAGGAGTAAAATATAATGGCAAACTACAATAGTGGTGTAGTAAATGCAGGCACTCCTGGGTCACAGACAGCTTTATCATTAGCTAAAGGTTCAAGAAGATTATATGACTTTAGTGATAGAGTTGCTGATTTAGCACCAGAAGAGTCTCCATTTTTCGTATATTTATCGAAAGTAGGAAAAGTTCCAACTACCGATTCTCAATTTAGGTTTTTGGAAGATAGAACAAAAGTAGCAATTACTGATAGAAGCTTTACAACATCAAGTAATTTAGGAGCTATAGCTGAAGATACTACAGATACAATGACAGTATCATCTTCTCCATGGCTTATTAAAGGTATGGTTGTAATGGTTTCATCAACAGTATCAGGTATGGGAGAAGGTACTAACGCTGCAACATGTGTTATTACAGCAGTTAATTCCGCTACTGAAATTGAAGTTAGATGGCTTCGAGAAAACTCAACATCAGCAGTATCTATAGATGGCTCTAGTACTGCTGTTAATTGCCAAGTTATCGGTTCAGCTTATGCTGAAGGCTCTGGTGCTCCAGACGTATGGTCTCAAGAACTAGACCATGACTATGGTTACACTCAAATCTTTAAAACAGCTTGTGAAATGAGCAATACTGCTAGAGCAACTGTTTATAAAGGATATGCTGATGAATGGCAAAGATTATGGAATCTTAAATTAAGAGAACATAAAGTTGACATTGAAAGAGCAATGTTATTTGGTCAAAGAGCTTCAGTTGGTGGTATTAACTACTCTGAAGGTATTGTTGGTCATATAATTGCTGAAGGAGCAGCTCCAGCAACAGATTCAACTCAATTATCTTATTCAGAAGGAAAAGCTTATCATAAATCAATAGCTTCAGGCTCAATGACATATGATAACTTTTTATCTGATTTAGAAGTTGTATTTGACCCTGCAAGAGGTGGCTCTTCATCTAAATTGGCTTTATGTTCTTTACCTGTAATTTCATTATTTAATAAGTTAGGAGATGGTGCTTTTGTTGATGCTTCTTTAGGTCATAGTGCTAATCCTTATGCTTATAATTTTGATTCAGGAAAAGGTGCTTTTGGTCATAAAGTAATGAAAATAGAAACAGTTCATGGTGATTTATCACTTGTGAAAGAGCCTTTGTTTAGAGGTCTTGCTTCTACTTTTATGGCTTTAGTTGATTTAGACCATGTTTCTTATAGACCTTTAGTTGGTAATGGTTTAAATAGAGACACTTCAATAACAACTAACGTACAACAAGCTGATGAAGATTTACGTAAAGATTTGATTCTTACAGAAGCAGGTCTTGAAATCTCTTTACCAGAAACACATGCGTTATTTAACATAGAAGGAGCTTAATTATGAGAAGTGATGTATTAAATTCAAGTAGCAATAGCTATGGACAACAAATAGACAAATGGAAGTTTTCAGCTAAAACTGCAGCCTTTACAGCAGCTGACGGGTTTTGTTACCTTGTTACTGACTTAGATGGTTGCGCTGTTACTTTACCAGCACCAAACATTGGAGATAGAATCAAGATAGTTTTTGCAGGAAATACAAGTGGTAGTCATACTATCACATGTGACGCAACAACTACTCTATATAGTGGATATGCTCTTTTGTTAGATGCTGATGGTACAATTGCACAAACTGAAGTCTTTGCACCAGATGAAAGCGATGATGATGTTATCACATTGAATGGTGGAGGAACTGGTTTTGCTGGAACAGTTGAACTTGTTGGACTAAGTGATAAAATGTGGCAAGTGGAAGCAGTTATATATTCTGAAGGAACTGCAGCTACACCATTTGGCTAAACCGAATCAATAAGGTTTAATAGTCTTGTAGAACTATGGGAGTTGTCGTATAAAGGGCAGCTCCCGAATCTACTAAAAATTTTTTAATAACTTAACAAACCCATTCACGCATAGCCAATGCTTAGGGTAGGAGGTAAAAATGGCAAAAGGAATACATAATTTCACAGTAGCGGAAGCGCAAAATCATCAATTAGGACAAAACGGAGCAATAATAATAGATGGAACAGATGAAATATCTGGGCCATTTGTTGCAATAACAGCATTGGAAGATTCTGTTGTTGATACATCTGAATGTGATGTAACTTGGCTTTCAGGAACAGTTCCAGCTACTTTTAAAATACCAGCAAGTGGAACGATTTTTGGACAATTTGCTTCTATTGAATTGGATAGTGGAAGTGTTATAGCATATTACTTATAATAGACTGACTTGAATTATATCTATAAATAGTTTAAATTAATATCAAGAATTTAGGAGATAAATGAGAAGGATTATAACATATTATTGTGATGAATGTAAGAAATGTGTTGATTTCGATAGACATGCTGCACCTTTATGTAAATGTGGTAAATTGTTTGGAATTAAAAATGGTATATCTAATTATAATATTAATATGAGAAATAATAAATGGAGCGGTCAAACAAAAGTAGAATTTAGTCAAACAACAATGGAGCAAGATATAAAAGATAGGAATAATAGATAATGGCAATAACAACAGGAACATTAAAAGTAAATATAACAGAGCATTGTGTTTTAAATGGAAAGAATAGAGGCTCTTCAAATAGTTTTTCTATATCAAGTATAAATGAAATATATACAAGGATAATTGGATGTCCTGCTGATGTAGATACTACTATATTTAGAAGCGGAGTAAGTGTTGATGTTACTGATTCATCGATGGATGTTCAGGATGTCAAATATATTAGAGTTACAAATCTTGATTCTACAAATTCAATTAATCTTAATCTTCAAATAGATGTAACAGAAAGTGGAAGTGGAGCTAGTGCTGCCAATGAAACAGCTACTATTTTAGTTGCAGCTGGTGAAAGTTTTGTAATGGGAACACCTCATGATTCTATTGCTTCTTACGATGCTGATGCTAGCGCACAAACTACATTACATGATTTAGAGAGTATATTAGTTGACCCAGGTTCTAATGCTGTTGAAGTTGAAATATTTGCAGCGAGCATATAATGGCACAAACCCTAGGAATAAGAATACAAGCATTAACAAACTTTGATGCTGATAATACCGCAGATGATACATTTGATTCAGTTAAATATAATGTATTAACAAATCAATGGTTAAATGATGGCTATAAAGAAATTGTTAATTTATTATCTTTTGAATTATTATCTCCATGTTTAACTAAATTTGAATTTACATCAACTCCAGCTGGAATGGAATCAGAAGAACTTAAGGCTGCAAAAATATATAATGTTCAATCTCATAATGGAACAAAGTTTATTGCATGTAGACAAATTAATTCAATTGATAAAGGTAATGCTGAGGATTCTGATAGTATTCTATATGCAACATCTGATGACCCTGTATATTATATTGAACAAAATAAAATAAATGTACTTCCATCAGGAAGTGCAAGTGAATATTTTGCAATTGATTATTCTGGAATGACAGCATTAGCCTATAATGACACCTCTATTTCCAATTTCCCAGATGAAGCTGAGAATTTAGTTGTATTATATGCATCAATAAGAGCATTGGAATATTTGGCTACATTTGAAGAAGATGTAGAATTATATTTACCTATTATACAAAATTTAAAACAAAATTATGGTACATTAATACAAGTACTTAAAACTGGAGATGTAGCTCCACCTCAACAACAAGGAGGTAGATAATGGCTAAAAGTTTAACAGTTAAAGATATAAAATCTCAAATTGAGCATGTATTTGGAAGACAACCTGATAAATACTTATTAAGATTAATTAATGATGCTCTTCTTGATATATCTGATAAAAAACAACATTATACTGTATCCGCTACAACAAATTTAGAAGAAAAGAAAAGATGGTATGAATTAAGTGATAATGTTATTGATATAACTAAAGTAGAAATAAAAGATACAAATAGTCGATATGTAATGATACCAAAACTTGCAGACCAACATAGATTATTAAGAGGAGATACTGACGAAACAGATGATTCGTTAACTTAGGAGAATTATGGCTACAAATAAAAGAACATATCCAAATGATTATTTTGCATGGTATAATGATGATGATAGATTAGCTATTGTTTGTTTAGATACAGAATCAGCATCAGGAGAAAGAACAAAAGAAAAATATGATACATATCAAGGAGATGATGAAAGTAATGGTCTTAGGATTACTTATCATTCAAAATACGAAGAATTAACGGCATTAACCGATGATTTAACATCACAAGCAGGATTAAATAGCGCATTACATAATTCTGTACTTTGTTATGTTAAAGCTAGATTATTTGAAGATATGGGAGATTTTGAAAAATCTGCATATTTTAGAAAAATGTATGAACAAAAAGTTGCAAAGCATAGAGGAAGAAGGTCTGGAATTAGGTCTTTATCCGTACCAAGATTATAGGAGAGTAAATGTCATCAACATCAACAACATGGACAACCCAAGCAACAACCACAAGAAGAGGTTCTAGTGCTACTACTACCGATTCACTATCAATAGGTACATTAACTGCAGATACAATTCAATTAAATTCAAATGTAATTAAAGCATCAGATGGTGGTAATACAATAACACTTGATGCATCTGATAATGTTACAATTGCAGGTGACTTAACAATATCAGGCGGAAATATAACAAATGCATTGGCGCTTGATTCAACACTATCAGTTGCTAGTCTATTAACAGCAACAAGTGGAGTTAAGCTTGGAAATAATATTATATATGCATCAGATGGAGATGCTGCAATTACTACAGATACATCAAGCAATGTAACTATTGCAGGTGATTTAACTGTAACTGGAAATGATATTATATCATCTTCGGCAACGGCTATTACATTATCAGGTGCAAATGTTACAATAGCTGGAGATTTAACTATATCAGGTGGTAATATAACAAATGCAATAACATTTGATTCAGCGGTAACATTATCATCAACAATTAATGGAGCAACTCTCGGGGTTGATTCAGACTCAGTATTAGCTCAATCAACAGGTACAGGAACATCAAATACAATATTTGGTAAGAATGCTGGTGATTCAATTGCAAGTGGTGGTGATTATAATACATTATTTGGAGAAGATGCAGGAACAGCAATAACAACTGGTGATTATAATACTTTGATAGGGTATAGAGCAGGATATACAGCTACAACAACAAGATATTTAACACTTCTAGGATATAAAGCCGCTCAAAATCTTTCTGCTGATAATACAGATGCATTAGGAACTATTGCTATTGGAGGATTTGCTTTTAATGATTTATCAGAAGGTCAATATAATATAGCAATTGGATATAGAGCAGGAGCAAATACTACAACGTCTGATTGTTCGACTTTTATTGGTTATGAAGCTGGGTATGGCAATGACTCAGAACCTTTAACAGGAAATTCTAATACAGCATTAGGATTTAAAGCTGGATATTCTCTTGAGGGAGCTGCTAATAGTAATGTATTAGTTGGTACATACGCAGGTGATGCAATAGCAACTGGTGGAAATAATGTAGCTATAGGGTATAATGCATTGACATCTGCTGATGGTTCTGAGGCAAGAAATGTAGTTATAGGGGTATCTTCTTTTAGTAATCTTAATATTGATGGTTCAAATTATAATGTAGGTCTTGGTTACCATGCTGGACAATTTTGTACAACAGGAGAAAATAATACATTTATAGGAGGTAATTCAGGACAAGGTATAACTGGAACTAAATTAACAGGAAGTTATAATACATGCTT